AGTTGTGCATAAGAAAGGAGGTAGGATAATGGAGAAAGATAAATTAGATCTAATTAATAAAATAGTAGTTTTAATTGATACTGAAGATAGTCTTGAGAAGTTGAAAAAATCAATGAGAGACATCTTGAACAGTCAATGGAATGAAGAGGAAAAAAATAAAAAAGAATATTTAGATTGGAAGAAGAAAAAACAAGAAGAACAAAAGTTGAATGACGATATTCCTTTTTAATCAATAGTCTTTGATGTATCCAGGAGGTAGAATTAATTTCTCTTCTTTGTTAGGTTTAAGCACAACCCTAATTGAAGTATCGTTAGGGTTGTTGCTTTCGTGAACTTCAATTCTCTTAATCTCTTCTAAATAACCTTTGCTAGTCATAATATAAATTCTCGCATTACTAACCGCATTACCCCTCATCCCGTTACGCCCTTCGGTAAATTTATCTAAATACTCTTGCAAGTGTTTAACGAACATTTTTAGAGATCTCCTCAATAAGTTTTTTTAAATTAAAAACTAAATTTTTGTTTTGTTCATTTTCAAACTTAATCTTTTTAAGCTCCCAAATCTCTTGTTTCTGAAAGTTAATTAAGTTTTTTAAACCCTCATTTTGACTGTTTAAGTCTTGAATTTGTTTGGTTAAATCGAGATCTCCTCTGTCATCTTTCATATATTGACTTTATAGACGTGTTACCTTAAATTGTCAAATATGGGAGTTCCTAAAAGATTAACAGAAATGCAAAGAAGATTCGCCGAGTTTTTGGTATTTGGTGATGAAAACGGACCTTTAACACAATCAGAAGCTGCTATCAAAGCTGGTTATAGCCCCAAACGTGCAAGGCAAGAAGGATCGGAATTAACAAACCCAAAATTATCACCCCTTGTAGTAAAATACGTGGGAGAACTGAGAGAAGAAAGATTACGAAAACACGAGGTGACCTACGAAGGGCATGTTGCAGAACTCGCAAGACTTCGTGAAGCAGCATTGAAGAAAGGATCTTTTTCTTCCGCAGTAAACGCTGAAGCAAATCGTGGAAAAGCAGCAGGATTATACATAGATAGGAAAATAATAAAAACAGGAAAACTTGATGATTTATCAGAACAGGAGTTAGAAGCAAAGATGAAACAAATATTAGATGATTATGGACAGTTGATAAATGTAACACCGGAAGAACCTACAACTTCTGAATCTTCTTTACCCAACCTCTCGGAATCATCGTCCGATCCCCAAAAGTAAAACTTCCATCATCTTCTTTATCGTAAGATGCAAATAGCTTTATTGATTTTTTATCTTTAGAATACAACCAACCTTCATTGACTGGTCTTGCTAATTTCATTCTATCAAACTCTTTATCGGTAGCCCAGCCCGAATCACTCACACAATCGATCCACTCCACTCGGACTTTAGGAAAAGGTATGTCGGGAGTTACAGTTGAGGCAACGCTTTTTCTTCTTTTCTTGGGCATAGTAGGTTTATATCACAGAATTATTTTTTTAAAATATGCATTCCCGCACGTGATAGCGAAATTGATAGTACATATTAATCTGTACCATAAATCAAAAAGTGTACTATAATTTGTCCCATAAAAAGCTATATTTTATGCTAAAAAATGATCAAAAGTACACATAGTACACTTTATTTCGTGACATTAAAAAATATTTTATTCACCCGTAAAATAATACTATATAAATTGGTAAACTGCCTATTTTTTGCCGTAATGTCGCCTTAAAGCTGCCAATCTATCTTCTGCGTTTGAAATCTTTTGTAACATTTTGTCAACTTCACCCAAGATATCTGTGTGTTCAGGTATAATTAAGTTATGTTCGTTAATTGCATCTATTCTGTAAATTGCATCTTCTATCTCTGATTCGTATCTTTTCATCAAAGCTAAAAACATTTTATCGTTCATTTTTCATCTCCTTTTCTAATTGTGGCAAATTTATGTCAACTGCCTCTTTTTCGTCAAACTTTAACTCGTGATACATATCTAATCGTTTGAGAAACTTGTGTTTCCAAGACCTCAAATCAGCCCCAGAAACTTTGAACTCTTGATAGTATAGGTCAGGTGTACATACCATAATAACACCTTGTTCAATGTTCGATTTATGCACATAATCATGCGCCATGGCATATGCTGCTATTTGCATTTTATAGTCATCAATCCACTCTTCTCTCTTCGGTCTGTTAGCTTGTTTAAAGTCTACAATACTTTCCATACCATTATGGTTGCAAACCAAGTCAGTAGACCCAGCGTAAAGCCCAGGATAATACAACGTGACTTCCGAACCATAAATTTCTTCAATTGGCGTGAGACCCACATCAATAATTTTTTTGGCCATGGTTTTCGCCTTTTGTCCGAGTTCTGTAAGATCATCGTAGCCAACTCCTTGTACATAAGATTCCAAGAATTTGTGCATAGCTGTCCCCCTATTACTAGATAAGTTTTTGATTCTGTCAGCTTCTTTTTCTCCAACTTTTGCCTTCCAATCTTTTAAAAATTGTTGATCTTTTGTTGCGCCTAATATCGTAGTAACGGACGGAAGTCTAGAACCATTTACATCATAGGTCCGTGTTCCATGTTCCTCGTGTCGTGTACCAGTGACATAGTTATATTTACTACTCCACTTTATCGGTTTACCAATACTATGGTATTCATTTAAATCTTTTTCATTCATCATAATTATTTATCACATAATAAGCTATCGCAAGACCTATAATCAAACAGATCAAATTATATCCCAACATACCTATTCCGTATCCTACAGTCATTAAACTTCATTCCCCCAACTATCCCAACCTTTTACTCGTTGTCTAGCAAATAATTCAATTCTAGGTAGATCTCCACAAAGCTCAACTATTTTATCTCTCACACAATCAGGTTTTCTACTATGTTCTCTAATTTTATCTATTATTACTTGATGAACTTTATTAGAAATTCTTTTAGGTTTACCCTTAGTTGCGATAATACACAACTCACTGTTTGATCTAGTCCAATAACCCAAACCCCAAAATAAACTATCGGTTTTTTTATTCTTTTTAACCCATACAAAACCACAAGTTTTAAAGTTAAAACCCCATGATTTTATTGTTTCTAAACATTTATCTAACATTGGATAAATAGCCCATATGAACAACATACAATCATCATTAGTAATAGATGATATTGGAAGACCTTTAATATCTTCTATATTCATTAAATTATATTTAGGAGATTTAGTTCTACCTTTATTTGACCATGTTTTGAAATTCCATGGCGGATCAGCATAAATAATATTATATTTTTTATTAGGAAAAGGTATCATTTATTTAAATTCTTCTTCCATTTTTTATAGCCCTTGGACCATGAAACTTTTTTAGTTTTTAATATCCGACCATAATTAGGCCAACCGAAGTCATCGTGAGACTCGTCCTCGTATCTCCAACGCATGACATCAGTGCTAGGATTATATTCAAATATTTTACGTCTCATAGTTTCTCTTTTAACTCTTTTAAATACTCTTCGTCCTCGGCGCTTTGTTTAGATCTTAGTATATAGTATCTGTGAAAATTTTTATCTTGAAAGTAATCGTTGATCACATTTGGTGGCACCTGACCAGTTACAATACAATCGTAAATATCTTCGTAATCTTTTTCTTTTACTTTCATTCTAACGTCATCCTTTGTTTATATTCTTCTAAATTAACAATTTTATCGTTCATTACGATACCATCTATCTTAGAATAATGGTCTATGATTTTTTGTATTCCTGGCATTTTAACGTGGGCATAAGGCCATATCAAACAACAGACATGATATGCTTGTCTCGATCTCAAAGTATAAGTCCATCTGTCTTTCCAATGTTTTTTAATACTTGGTGATCTATTTCTCTTTCTAACTGTGCCTATTTTTAACTTTTCTTTTATCCATATCAAAATAGATTCGTGAGTCATTTCTATACGCATTGTTATATTCATCACATTACACAAGTATTTTTCACCTTTTCTGTTTTTTCTATATTCTTTTCGCCTTTTAAAATCTATGCTGCCCTCTCCATCGAAAAGACCCGCTATATAAGATATATCAGTGTCTTTCATTTGATAGTACCCATTTAAAAGTTGATGTTGTAGGGTTAAAGCTATCAAACTCTATCTTAGTGCAACTTGGTAGTAACGTTAGTATTGTTATCACCAATAGTGTTGTTTTTTTCAACAGTTTCATAAAACTCTCCTTCAGAATCACAGTCCCAACATTGAAATACTTTGGTGTCTCCTGTGTATATTTTTAGTTTAACATATCCATTACCTTTGCAAGTATTGCAAATCAGATGTTTAACTTGTGTTTTTTTTAACTTTACCATTTAATTTCTTAACTTTCTCGTTAGCTATGGCTTCAATTGTTTTTGCAATAGATAATTTAGCATCGGGCAATAATACCTTTGATAACGTCTCTAATATCTTATATGTTTCTTTTGTTAGTGAAACATTTTTGTATTTATTCATGTCGGTCATGCGTTTCCTTTCATATTTTTTCAAATTTACAATAATATATAGGATTGTCAATGAAAATTTTGTTAACTTTAATTATATGTAGTTACACTCACGGGACTTGTTTAGACCCTTATCAGTGGCCTACACCTTTTAGTTCCACTTACGATTGTATGATGGCGGGTTATGAAGAAGCTATGATTAAAATGAAAGAGCTTGGTTCTAAAGAAGTTAACAAACATCAGATATATATTAAGTTTACTTGCACTCCAGTCGACTCGGTTTGACAATATGGCAAAATTATGTTAATGGGAGTTTATCTTCTCACCATTACCTACTCCGTTTTCCCTCTTTGGAGTAGGTGTTTCTTGATCCCAGCTCCAAAGTAAAAGTATAGCAGGCAAGAATAGAAGACTACTCACACATATGGCCTTGAATAGTTCCACGCCCATCTTTTAAATACCATCCATTTTTAAGATTATCTTTAAATTCTTTATATTCAGCAATAGCTTCTCTGTGGTCATCACCATATTGCATACACTCTTCAACTGGCATCTCTCTTCCAAGTTCATACTTTTCTTGTATCAGAGTTCCGTCGAACAATAATACTAGAATTATTAATGTTTTTGCCATAAGCCTTCTTTACTTCTTGATACCACAGATCTTTATACTTCTTTTTCCTCGTCTTCCAATAAAGACTTGCTATCTTGTCTAGTTCGTTTTGAGTTATCATTTCTTTTATTTCCCCATTCAACTATTTTTTTAATACCATGTCCCAAAAATTTAATGTCTACCCCGTAAGGTCTCCATGATTTGCGCATAATATTTAATTCTAAAACAAGAGTTGTCCATTGTTTAGGTGTAATATCATCTACTTCAAGTGTTATTTTTTTCATACTTCTTTACTAATTTCATTTCCTTATAAAGTTTTTGTAGTTCAAAAACACTACACTCAGAAACAAAATCTTTCAACTCTTTCCTCATCTCCTTTTGCTCTTCATAAGCCTTGGCTTTATTAGAGTCATGAAGATAAAAATGTTCTTTTGTTAGTTCAGTCATATTTCCTCCTTTCTATTAAATCATCACCATCTACTAATATAATATTATGTTTTAAAGCATATTCTTTAGCTCCAGGAGAAAATTTAGAAAAAGATATAAACATCAGTTCTTT